AGAAACCAAATATGGGTAACTAATTTTCAATTTTGTATTTTCGTCATAATTACTATCTGATGCAGCCTCACTCATTTTATCTAATAATGCAATTCTATGCTTTGGATGAATGTAATGTAAATTCAATCCAATAAATCCGTCTCTTTTTTCTTCAACCGGTATAACAAGAGGAAACTTATCAAAATAAGTCATTCTTTCTTTTGTTTTGGGGTCATAAAAGAAGAAATACATTTTGCCTACAATAGTCGCATCAGTATAGTTTGCACGTTCACTCCTAGTTAAACTTCTAGGTGAAACATTTAAATCTTTTACTTTAGACCTCAACCATGCTCTGGCATCGGCCGTGCGTGGTTGTATACCCTGTTTTTGCAGGTCTTCTTGTATTCTCTGTAGTAGTGTCGCCATTGGACTATTTATCTCACAGTCCAAGTTCCTTTTCAGTTATTAGTTTGAATTGCCAACCGTGTTCTTTACAGAATAAATCCGCAGCTCTCCACTTCTCCTGGTTGATTGCATAAGTAGCTGCTTCTTGAATAAACCTTTGTGTTTTTCTTTTTTGGGTCGGCATTTTGGTTTGTTTCTCTGGTTTGACTTCTATCATCAGAGTGTTTTCTTTGCCTTGAATATTTTCTAATCTAACAATGAAATCTGGAAAATATCGATGCACTTTTCTATCTACAGGAGAAACGTAAGGAACAAACATTTCTTCTGATGCCCACCAGATGACTTTTTTATTTTCATCTAGGTATTTCATCATTCTATGTTCCCAAGATGACCTGTAAACAATATTAGTTGGGTCACCCTTGTATTTACTTGGGTTTTTGGGTCGAAACCATCCTTTGTATGACATAAATACTACTTATAACCATTTTAGGACAATTATGGCGCTATTCGGTCTATCAGACATCACCTTCAATAAAGGTGGACAACAATCGAGGAAAGGTCCTCTTGGTTCTCTAGTTGGTAGTGAATTTGAAACCACAACACTCAGATATCCTCTAGACATTGGCAATTACGACAAAGGCCATTACATGGTCTTTTATATTAGAGAACAGAAAAATACAAGTTATCCTTCTAGAGCTACAAACGCAGAAATTTCTGGTGCTACTGGCGGATTAACCAAAATAGATTTGCAGGATCCAATGAAAGCGGCTTCTAGTTTTGGAAATGAAATTGTAAACAAAATCAGTAGTGGTTTAAATCAAATTAATCAAGAAACGAATGGCGTTTTAGGAAATATTACATCAAAAATTAGTAATGCTTTACCAGGCATTGCAAAAAATATTAATAGTGGTATCAATAATATTTTTGGCCAAGGCGCATCGGTATTGTCCGGCAGCTCAGCTAAATCTCAAGCAACAATCGATGATTCTATTAAATCCATTACTGGAGGAAGTCTTGGATTTTTAAGAACAACAAAATTGACTAAAGATGCTATTGCTCTTTATATGCCAGACACTTTGATGTTTAACTATTCTCAAAGTTATGACCAGTTAAATCTTGGAGAAGATATTCTTGGCCAAGCTATGGCAGCTGGGTCGAGTGTTTTAGATAAAATTAAAGCCGGTGAATATGCAGAAGCTACTAAAGAAGCTGCTGGCGCGGCAGCTTTGAACATTGCTTCAAATGCTGCTAAAAAACTTGGTGGTGGTGCTGGTGAAGCAGGTCTTGCAGCTGCGTTGGGTGTTGTTAAAAATCCAATGTTGGAAATGATTTATCGTTCTCCAAATTTTAGAACATTTCAATTTGATTTTATGTTCTATCCAAGAGATGAGAGAGAAGCACTAGAAGTCCAAAGAATTGTTGAGAGATTTAGATTTCACCAAGCGCCAGAACTTGCAGCTCCAGGTCTTAAAACCGGTGGTGCTGGTTTCTTAGTTCCTCCATCAGAATTTGATATTAAATTTTATTATGGCGGCCGCCAAAATCCAAACATTCCTCAGGTCGCAACTTGTATCCTAACAACGATTGATTTAAACTATGCGCCAAATGGATGGTCGGCCTATGAAATTCCTGGCGAAAACAATCCGGCTTTGGGCCGCACTGGTATGCCTGTTGCTATGCAAATGACACTTCAGTTCCAAGAAGTTACATATCTCACAAAGAAAGACTTCACGAGCGATAGTGAACTTGACACTAAAAATGCTTTGTCAGATTTTAATCAAATCATACAAGGTAATGGTGGGTTTTAATCATGTCCAAATATTTCAGTTATTTTCCTAAAACATATTATTCTGCTAACAACAAAACTAGCAGTTTGGATACTGTCACAAATATTATATCAAGGGTAAAATTTGAAGATGCATTAAAGCAAAACGCAAATGCTTTTTACAAATATGAAATAAGAGATGGTGACACTCCAGAAATTATAGCTTCAAAAATATATGAAAATCCAGAGAGACATTGGATTGTTTTGTTGTTTAACGATATAATTGACCCGCAGTTTGATTGGCCTTTAGATTATAAGGCATTTATTGATTATGTTGAAGCTAAGTATTCTGCTAATGGTGCAGCTAATACTACTGTTCAATCTGGTTTGGCTTGGGCTCAGAGTGATAATAATATCCACTCTTATTATAAAGTCGTAACAACAACAAATGCTGATGACACGTTCACCACTAAAAAATACGAAGTTGACGCAAACACTTATGCTAATGTCGCAGCTACTTCAAACCAGTATTCTCTACAGAGTGGTGAAACGGTTACTCGAGCTGTTACAAAAGAGACAAAAACTTATTATAATTATGAATCAGAAGTAAATGAGGCAAAAAGAACAATTAATCTTTTGCGGCCTGACTTGGTAATTGATGTTGAGAGAGAATTTAAAAAAGTCATTAAAGGCAATTCATAATGGTTGAAGGTATTAAAGAATCAACACAGTTTAAAATTAATGAGTTGACTTTGGTCACCAAAGGTGGCAATTTAGATATCTCAAGCGTTTATTCGGAAATAAACATTTATGATTCTTTGTTTACTCCGGTTATGAGTGGAAATATTGTGATTACTGACTCTGCTGGGCTTGCAGGTAAATTGTTGTTTGATGGTTCTGAAGTTTTGTTGATGGATATTGCAAAAACAACAGATTCTGATATTGCATCATTTAAAAAGTCATTTAGAATTTATAAACAATCTGACGGCAAAAATACAGGCCAGTCTGCTTCTGTTTTTGTTCTCCATTTTATTTCTGATGAATTCATTTTTTCTTCTCAACAAGTAGTTAATCAATCTTTTCAATGTAATTACACTAAAGCGGTTGAAGTTATATTATTAAATTATCTGAAAGTTCCAAAGACTCAGTTGACAGGAATTTATGAACAATCTTATGGTGTTAGACAAATAGTCATACCAAGTTTGAAACCACTAGAAGCTATTGATTGGTGTTCTAAGCGGGCTGTTGATTTGAAACAGTCACCAAATTTCGTGTTTTTTCAAAACATATCAGGTTACAACTTTGTTACCCTATCAAAACTACTATCACAAAGAGAAGTTTTAGACATTAAATTTGGTGCTAAAAATCTTAAAGATTCAAACCCCATACAAGAAATGTCTAGTGCGAGAGCAATGCAAATTGTTCAACAGAGTAACGAAGCTGAAAGAATTAAAACTGGTGTCAATGCTGCAAAATTTATTGGATTTGACCCAATTTCAAAAATTATAGCAAATAAAAATATTGGTTTTGGTGATGTTTTCAATTCAATGAAACATGGCAACGACACTCCAAACTTTTCTGAGATTACCAATAGATTGGGTTTGTCAAATTCTCAGATGTTTGATTCGAAGCGTGTTTTTGGTAAATTTGACGCAGGTAAAAAATTTAGTAATTATGTTAAAGAGTTTGAAGCCGCTTCTCTTTCTTTAGATGACAATGCAGAAGCTTACATCGTTCAGAGAGCAATGTTATTTGGTAACTTAATGTCAAAGAGAGTTCGTGTTTTAATGCCAGGTAATTTCCAGTTATCTTCTGGCTTTAATGTTAATTTTGAAGCACCAAATTTTAGTAAGAAAGAAAAGGGTGAGGACAGTATAGACAAGAGCTTGAGTGGTAGATATACAATTGTTGGATCCCGGCACATAATTGGCCGAAAAACACACGAAACAAGTATTGAAATTGCTACAACATCATCTGGTAATGATTTTATCCCGGTTAGTAATAGTCAACAAAATAATCAAGTGTTAAGTTATGCGTAGTCAAGATAATCCTTTTGTTTGGTGGGTCGGTGTTGTTGAAGATAGAAAAGATTCTCTAAAACTCGGCCGAGTCCGAGTTCGTTGTATTGGTTGGCATTCAGATAATAAGATGCATTTGCCGACAGAACAACTTCCTTGGGCGTTGCCGATGTTACCAGTAAATGGCACAAATCCATATCCAATGAAGGAAGGTGATATGGTCGTTGGGTTCTTTACTGATGGAGATGAAGCCCAAGAACCTGTTGTTATGGGTGTTTTGCCTGGCATTCCTCTAAGGTCTGCAAATATACAACAAGGTTTTAATGACCCAAGAACTGCCACGCAACTAACAAATTCGCCTCGTCCACCAGAGAGTAAGACTTATAATACTGATGGAACTGGAATTAAAATCACAGAAAAGGACAAGGCCACAAACTATCCAAATATACTTGATGAACCAACAACATCAAGGATTGCTAGAAACGATTCTGCTTCAATCACAAAAACTTACATACAAGAACGAAAAGATAATGTTGTAAAAGAAGTTAAGACATATAACAAAACAACAGAACTAAGTTCTTGGGATGAACCAGAAACAAAATACAATTCAACATATCCATATAACAACGTCAACGAAACCGAATCTGGTCATTTGACAGAATTTGATGATACTCCTAACGCTGAACGTATTCATATGGCTCATCGTAATGGATCCTTCCAAGAATGGTATCCTGATGGAGATAAGGTTGAAAAAATTACAAAAGATAATTACCAAATCGTAATGAAGGATGACCATCTTTATGTGATGGGCAAAGTTAAAATTACTGTTCAAGGTGATGCAGAGGTTTATGTTAAGAAAAATATGTACGCAAGAGTTGATAAAAATGTAAACGCACTTGTAAAAGGAAATGTAGACGCTGAAGTCAATGGTAACGCTACAGTCAAAATTGATGGAAATGTTGATGTGACTGTTGGTGGAAATTACAATGAGGATGTAGGAGGAACATATACGGTAAGTTCTGGTGGTAATATGGCCTTTAATGCACCTAGAATTGACCTGAACTAATATGGCTCACGAATTTGTAATTTTACTTGATGGTAAACTGGTCACTTATACAAATTATGAAGACATACCACCAAAGTTTGATAATTTGATTAAATTTATACCTGAAGTTCCTGAACCGCCACATACACATGAACAACATGAAGAAATGGACACTTGGAACGAAAAAATGAAAGAATTGCTTAAAAGAGAAACAAATGGCAATTAGTATTGTTGTTTCTCCTATTTCTGAAGAAGAAGATGCTGACCCAACAGCAATTATAGAAACAACAAGGAGTTTGTTAAGCGTTGATGCATCTGTTACTGCGTCAGCTGATGAAGGCGAAATTATAGAATCAGTTACCGCATCTTTAAATACGGTCGAACCAAATATTGTAATTACCGGTGGTGAAGAATCTGTTAATATTGCTGGTACCTATTCTGACCCGTTTTTAGATACTTTTCGTTATGTTAGTAAAGGAAGTAGCAATAAAATTGAAACACCAACGAGTGTGGTTGGCATATCTAATATGCCAGAAAATAAAGATTTGTTTGAGTTGGACCAGGATACACGAAAAGACACTACAAAATATTTTACAATAACCGTTGTTTCAGATATAGGTTCAAATACTTTTAATGTCACACATAAAATTTTAAATGACCTTGAAGGAATTAGATCATTCATGGATACTTACTATGACTAGGAGAAAAAATGCCAGCCGCAACTAGAGTTGGAGACGCAGATGTAGCACATTGTTCAGGAATGGTCCGTGCGGCTGGTTCTGGAAATGTTTTTGTAAATGGCATTCCTTGGTCTCGCCAAGGAGACCCGAATACTGTTCATCTTCTTCCTGGTTCTCCTTGTCCTGCCCATTCAGCTACAATTTCTTCTGGTTCTTCAACTGTAAAGGTTAATGGAAAGGGTG